ATTTATTTTTGGTGCTTCCCCCAACCAGAACACAATGTTGCCGCAAAAGCGTGAGAAGCTGTTCATCGACTTGCTCGAAATGGTTCATCCAGACGACGCTCGCCTGCTTTGCCATATCAAGGACAAGCGAATTCCCTATCCGTTCTTGACATACTCATTGTGCCAAGAGGCGTTCCCTGATCTGCTTCCAGAGCGTGGCCCAACGTCATGGCTTGAGGAAGACGACCGCAAGAAGGCCGACGAACCACAGGAGTAAGTTTTGGCTTATTATAATTTTCGTAATACATTGACCAACGTGGAGAGTGTGGAGGAAATGCCCATCTCCGAGTTGGATGCTTACATTGAGGCAAATCCTCATATGCATCAGCTACCTAGCACTGGAATTAGATTATCCTACGCAGGTTATGGTGTTCATGTTGACGATGGCTTTCGCAGTGTTTTGAAGAGGATCAAGAAGGATTATCCTCGCTCGACAATCGAACTTCCTGGCATTAAGGTGAATGGTAAGAAGAAAGCTTGATAAATATTTCGGGTATAAAACACAAAGCGTAAGCTACCGAATATAAGGAGTTGTCTTGGACCATAATTCAACCAAGAGAAGAAAAAAGTCATCTGCTATGCTTAAGAAAGTGATCCCCGCAACAATCAATCAAGAGAAGATATTCACAGCCTTCGATGACGGCAAAAACGTCTTCGTGCATGGCTGTGCAGGCACAGGTAAGACCTTTGTCGGCATGTATCTTGCTCTCGATGCCGTTATCAACGAATGCGACTTCTTGCGATTGATCATCGTTCGCTCAACTGTGCCTTCACGCAGTCAGGGCTTCTTGCCTGGAAAGGAAAGTGAGAAGAACGAGATTTACGAAATCCCATACGAGGCGATGGTCAACAAGATGTTTGACGATCTGCCACGCAGTGCCACAAGCAACAAGTACAAGGACTTGAAGAACAACCAGACAATCGAGTTCGTGTCAACTTCATATTTGCGTGGTATCACATGGGAAGACGCCGTTATTCTGGTAGACGAAGTTCAGAACATGAACGACGAAGAAATCCACACGGTTATCACTCGCGTGGGCGATAACTGTCAGTTGATCGTCTGCGGTGACAGTGACCAGAACGACCTTATGTATCTCCGTGAAGAGAGTTGCATTGAGACGTTGCCTTTGATCATCGAGAAGATGCCTTCATTCGAGACCATCCAGATGACGGTTGCTGACAATCAGCGTAATGCTTTGGTGGGTGAGTGGATCGATGCTCGCCGCACGATCACTCTTCCTGAGCCATGGTTCAAGAGGAAGAACAAGTAGGAATAGTGAGTGCCGATATATCCACCGTCTTTGATGAGTGCTGGACTTCCCGCCACTATTTCTATTAATTGAAGGGATTAAATTGGATTGGACATATATGGGAGAGCCGTTTACCGACACTCCCACTGACTATACTGGATTTGTCTATCATATAACGTTTGCTACAGGGCAGAAGTACATAGGCAGGAAAATCTTTTGGTCCGCCAAGAAAAAGGTGGTCAAGGGAAAGGTACGTCGCCTCAAGGTCGAGTCCGACTGGAAAAAATACTACGGCTCGTCCGATTATATAAAAAGCCTCTTGACAACAGGGAAAGAGGATGCTATAAGGGCAATCGTCAGGCTTTGTAAGTCAAAAAGCGAGATGTCTTATTACGAGAGCAAATTGATCTTTGAGACAGATGCTCTGCTTAAGCCTGACTACATTAACCGATGGATCACTTGTCAAATTAATGGCAAGAATTTGGAGTATTTGAATAAAAGTGAACCGACCAACGATACAAGTCCGACCAGCCCCATTGATGTTGACGCCTATCGACAAGCTATCGAGGGCATTGTGTCAGACGTTTAGCGGTGACGCAGATCGATTGATGGATGGGCTCTTCACGATCCCATATCAGATGGTGACGAACGCCCTCGATCCTAACCTTGTATATTATTTCGATGCGATGGCGACTGGCCCTGAGGGTCAGCAGCAACCGCAGGTAAAGAACTTCCGTTTCTGGGGTTTCCAGGCCATTCCCTTCATGGAAGAATTGATTAACAATGACCTACGAATTACTGACCTCATAAAGGAGCCTTCATCATGACAATTCACGCTGGTATTATTCGCGACCATTCCGTTTCAATGCGTTCAATCGTGAACGGAGCCAAGAAAGATTACAACTCGGTTATCGAGTCACTCAAGGGCAACGCCGAGAGAATTTTCGTTTCCTGCATCGAATGCGGAAGATTGAATGTCATGTCCAGCCGTGCCAAGGTCAAGGTTGACTTCGAAAACATTTGGGTCGAGAACCTTTCTCCCCTGGAAAATTACATTGTCGATGGTCAGTCAACGCCCCTTTGGGACTCAGTTAACACTGGCATTAACACGCTTCTGCGTGGTGCTGGCCCTCTGAAAGCCGCTACCGATACCTTCATCCTCATGACCATCACCGATGGCGGTGAGAATTCATCCGTCGAGACCAACATCTATGAATTGAAGAGACGCATCGCTGAACTTCAAAAGACAGATCGTTGGACCTTTGTGTTCCGCGTTCCTGTCGGTCACAAATATTCAATCGCCAAGCTTGGCATTCCTGAAGGAAATATCATTGAGTGGGAACAGAACGAAACTGCTTTCGCCGCCGCGACGATGCAACAGACTTCCGCATTGCGTTCCTACGTTTCCGACGTATCACGCGGTGTTACGTCAAGTCGCTCGTTCTATGATACGTCCGCCTTGTCTCAGGTTCGTCCTGCCGACCTACGTCGCGAGCTTGACGACATTACCGAGAAGGTTCGTGTCGAGTCGGTTTGGTCCGAGGACGAAGGACAGCAAATTCGTGACTTCTGCATGAAGTCGTTTGGTGAGTTCACGGTGGGTCATGCCTACTATCAGTTGGACAAGCCTGAGAAGGTGCAGGCTTCGAAGAAGCTCATCGTCAAGCACAAGAAGAAGGGTCGTTATTACAGCGGCGATGACGTTCGTGATACTCTTGGCCTTCCATCAGGTGTTGAAATCAAGCTGAAGCCAGCCGACCATCCCGACTACGAGGTTTACGTTCAGTCAACCTCCGTCAATCGTAAGATGACGAAGAAGACCAAGGTTGTCTATATCTAATGAGCGACTCCCCTAAGGACAGCACCTATATAATTCATGGAGCTTTTGATCGTGAAGCTCACATGGACTGCTATCAATATGGCGTTGTTGATGGTCCTTATTACGATCATGGTCTCGACAAGTGGGACAAACGTTTCATCAAGCTGGCCAAGGAAGTCTCAGGATGGTCCAAGGACGGCACAAAAGTTGGGGCAGTACTCACACGCCCCGACCACTCTTTGGTCAGTGTGGGCTTTAATGGGCTCGTTCCAGGCATGGACGACAGCCACTTCCTCCTTGACCGAGAATTCAAGAACCTATGCGTCCGCCATGCCGAAGAGAATGCGATCTGGTTTGGCCGACATGAGCCTTCCATGGTTGGTTATATAATGTACCTCTATGGCTGGCCTGGACCATGCGGAAAGTGTGCTGCGGCAATCGCTATGGCAGGCTTGAGCCGTGTTGTGGGTGTCTATGAGAACGACGCCAAGACCGATTGGGACAAATCAATCGAGGCTGCGAGTGTTACCCTAGAGGCCCGCAACGTTCGTCTTGAAGCATACAAGTGGTCTTGGATTAACTTTTCGGAGTAGTCACATGGGTTATGTTGAAGCACGAGACGACATGGTTGATAAAAGTACGTGGCCCGACGCATTGGACCTTTACCTAGTAAGCTCATTTATCAACAATGCCGATCCGAGCCAAGCTAGAACTCAGGCATGGGATGCATTTTGTCGTCTATTCACAGTCAAGAATGAAGAAAAGCTTCTTGATGTTTTGGAAATGTTCAAATAAGGAGAGTAACATGTTGTTCAGCTTTGGTACTTTGGAAGTAATTTACCTCATCGTTGGTGCGTATTTCGCAGGCAGGTATTTCTATAATCTTGCCAGAGACTATGCACTCATCAGCCCTATCCTGTCCACGAAGATCAGAAACCTTTACAGACTTATTCTCGTTGCTGGACCATTGACGATGTTTGTCGCTTGGCCTTTAGTTTACGTCGCGATTTTCACTATCGCAATCGTGAAGCCAGAATTCACGGATAAAGCCATCGAGCGTCAGAAAATGCTTGACAGGGCACGAAGCGTCTGATTTAGGTTGTGTGCCGTGATATCCACCTTTTCGAAGAGTGCCGTTTATTCCACCAACCTAATTTTCCCCTTGACATTTAGATGGCAAGCTGTTATAAATATCCCCGTAGACGTTGATATAACGTAAATAACTGGTTTGGACTCGGGGGCAGTACCCGACGAGTCCACCTAACCACATTCCTCGACGCCATTTGCGGGCGGTTGTTGAGGGACGGCGAAGCGAACCATCCCTCATGGTTTTCAGATCGCGGAATGTGGCTTGGTGGGCTCGAAACAGGATCGACAGGCCACGTGAAGAGGTTGTGGAGTTTACCGTGCGGAAGCCACGTTAGTGCAACAAAACGTTAGATGCAAACGATAATGCACCCGTTGAATTCGAGTACGCCCTAGCAGCGTAACGTCTTTCAGGAGTTTGCTGGCTTTCTTGGCAACAGAAAAACCAGCTTAACAATGCGTTGGGCAGTCTTAAGCTGTATCCAGAGGTTATAGGTTAGGGAACGCCCCCAAGGCGGTTATCCGAAACTTGGCCCCATTG